AGCGTCAACGATTGACGGAACTCAAACAATAGACAGTGCAGTTCTTGCAGGACCTATTACTGTTCCTGCAACTATAACGGTAACGGGGACTTTAGTAATAGTGTAATGTCAAAAATAGAAGTAAATAAAATAGGACCACAATGCGGAACAACTTTAACAGTAGGTTGTGGTGCAGGTCAAACAGTAGCTGTAGATGCAAACACGGTAACTATAGGTAGATGTGGTGGAACTGTAGCTTTAGCTTCAGGTGCTAGTCAAACAGGTTTTGGTAGAGAAGGTTCTGTTGATTGGCAAACAGGGTCAATTAAAACAACAACTTTTACGGCAGTTAGTGGAGAGGGTTATTTTGTCGACACATCAAGTGGAGCAGTAACTGCAAATTTACCTGCAGGAACTGCTGGAGCGATAGTCGCTTTTGCAGATTACACAAGAACTTTTGAAGATAATGGTTTAACAATATCTCCAAATGGTTCTAATAAAATAGGTGGAATAAACGCAGACGCAGCTTTAAGTGTTAATGGTCAATCAGCAACTTTCGTTTTTGTAGATGCAACAGAAGGTTGGATTAATGTTCAAGAAACTCAAACTTCTCAAACAGGTGCAAATCCATATGTTGTAGCAACAGGCGGTACAATTACTACATCGGGAGATTATAAAATTCATACATTCACAGGGCCAGGAACATTTTGTGTTTCTGCTGCAGGAACTCCAAGTGGTTATAATAAATTAGATTATTTAGTAGTAGCAGGCGGTGGTGGTTCAGGTGGAAACCTTTATCATATTCAAGGTGGTGGTGGCGGTGGAGCCGGTGGATTTAGAGAATCAAAAAATCCAGCCATAGCACCAGCATGGACTGCTAGTCCGTTAGTGACTTGCGCCTCTTTGACAGCATCAGTTGGACCCATTTCAGTACAAGTCGGAGGAGGTGGCACTGGTGGTAAAGCAGTTCCAAATCCAACTTATCCACCTTGGCCAGGTGTTGCTGGTACAAGTGGAAGTGATTCAGTTTTTTCAACAATAACATCTACTGGTGGTGGTAGAGGTTCACAAACAATTGGTGGACCGCAACCAGGAACAGGATCAGGAGCTGCTCAAAATGGTGGCTCAGGCGGTGGAGAAAGTGGTGGTAATCCAGGGTCAGGTTTTGGAACCGGAAACACACCATCTGTTTCACCTCCTCAAGGAAATAATGGTGGTTCAGGAGACACAGTAAACTACACGTTAGGTGGTAGTGGAGGTGGTGCAACTGGAGTTGGGCAAAATGCTCCACCAAATTGCACAGGTGTAGATGGAGGTACAGGAGCAACTACAAGTATAAATGCAAGTCCAGTAACTTATTCTACAGGAGGAAATGGATCTAAACCGGCGCCCACAGGAGCCGCAGGTAATGCAGCTAATAATACAGGTAACGGTGGTCCGGCAAATAACTATTATCCAGGACCTTCAGGTGGAACCATACCAAAATATGATGGTTTTAATGGAGGATCAGGAATAGTAATAATAAGATATAAATTTCAAAATTAATTATGACAAGTACAATTAAAGTAAACAACGTTCAAAACCAATGTGGTCAAAACATCATTAACGAGAATAGTAATACTATTACTATTGGCGCTAGTGGTGATACGATTGCTTTAGCATCAGGTGCATCGCAAACCGGATTTGGTAAAACTGGATCTGTTGATTATATTACAACACCTAAAACAGGAGATTTTACAGCCGTGGCTGGTGAAGGATATTTTGTTAATACAGCGGGAGGACCTGTAACTGTCACACTTCCTGGATCACCTAGCGCCGGTGATATGGTTGTCGTTTCAGATTATAATGGATCTGCTGGAGGGAACGCAATTACTATTAATAGAAATGGTTCTAACATAAATGGAAATGCATCTAATTTAACAATAGAAATAGCTAATTCTGCAATTCAATTAGTATTTGTAGATGCAACAACTGGTTTTCAAAATGTTGCAACGGCTAGAACTAGTGATATATCTTCTGATTTTATATCAGCCACTGGAGGCACAGTTACAACATCAGGAGATTTTAAAATTCATACATTTACAGGTCCGGGAACATTTGCGGTTTCAAAAATAGCTGTTTGTGCAGCAAATAATGAAGTTTCCCACGTAGTAGTAGGTGGTGGTGGAGGATCTGGTTCAAAAGCACCTGGAGGCCCGGGCGGAACTGGAGCCGGTGGTGCCGGAGGATATAGAGAAAGCAAAAGTCCCGTAGATAGTTATACTGCTTCCCCATTAGAAGGTGGAACTGCGGTCACAGTAACAGCAACATCTTTTCCTATTACAGTAGGTGCTGGTGGAACTGGTGGTGCTGCACCTGGAAATATAGGAAGTAATGGTGTTAACTCAACTTTTTCAACAGTCACGTCTGCTGGTGGAGGCGGAGGATCACACTCTCCATCTCCTGCTGCTGGAGCAGACGGTGGATCTGGCGGAGGTGGTAATGGTGGTAATAGTACCTCAGGTGGATCAGGTAATACACCTCCTGTAAGTCCATCACAAGGAAGTAATGGTGGCCCAGCTGGTAATGGTGGTGGCGGTGGCGGAGGAGCTGCAGGAGTAGGTAGTCCGGGTAATACTCCAGCACCTAATCACGGAGGACCTGGAGGCCCTGGAACAACTTCAGGAATTACAGGTTCAATTATTGCAAGAGCTGGCGGTGGAGGCGGTGGTGGATATGGAAACCCTGCTGGAACTGCTGGAAATGGCGGTGGTGGAGCAGGAACAACAGGACCTAACGCTCCAGTTGGAGCAAATGGAACAGACAATACTGGAGGCGGTGCAGGTGGAACTGGTGGTCCATCACCAGGAAGTGCTTTAGCAGGTGCAAACGGTGGTAGTGGAATTGTAATAATAAGGTACAAGGTTCAATAGGTAAATTATGAGTGAAATAAAAGTAAATAAAATTAGTCCAAGAACAGCGTGTGGAACAACTACATTAGGAGATAGTGGAGATACATTCACAATTCCTAGTGGCGTAACAATTACAAACAATGGAACTGCAAATGGTTTTGGAGCAACAGGTGCTGTTAATTGGCAGACAACAGTTAAGACATCAGGTTTTACAGCAGTAAATGGTGAAGGATATTTTGTAGATACAAATGGAGGACCAATAACAGTTAATTTACCGGCAGGGTCTGCGGGAGCAGTTGTTGGATTTAAAGATTATAGAAATACCTTTGATACAAGTCCTTGCACATTAAATTTAAATGGTTCAGATAAAGCTGGTGGTTCAACAGACGATGTAATTTTAGGTGCAGAAGGAATAGCAGTTACTTTAGTTTTTATAGATTCAACAAGAGGTTGGTTAGTGACAGATTCAGGTTTACAATCAGATGCACCACAATCGTTATATGTTACTGCAACAGGAGGAACTATAGCAACTGTTGGTGATTTTAAAGTTCATCAATTTACAGGGCCAGGAACTTTTTGTGTTTCTTGTAAAGGTAATTCTGGTGGATCAAATCAAGTAGATTATATGGTGGTTGCTGGTGGTGGAGCAGGTGGACATTACTCTGGAATAGGAGGTGGTGGAGCTGGTGGTATGAGAATAGGTTCTATTTCAGATACTTCGCCAACAATTCCAATTAGAGCACCTGGTTTTTCGGTTTGCGCTCAAGCCTACCCAGTTACAGTTGGAGGAGGTGGTGCATCAACAAATTACCCAACTCATAATCCAACTAGAGCACCAAACGGAAGTCCATCTTCTGCTTTAGGTTTTACCGCAGCTGGAGGCGGAGGCGGTGCAAGAGGAAGTGGTTCACCCGTTCCTGCATCAGGAGCACAAACAGGTGGATCAGGTGGTGGTGGAGCTTACGGTGCAAATTCAGGAGCAGCTGGTAATACACCTTCTGTAAGTCCCCCACAAGGTAATCCCGGAGGAACAGGTTATCCTGGTTCTGGTAACCCAGACGGTGGGGGTGGTGGTGGTGGAGCTGGCGCAGCGGGTGGCACTGGTGGCTGTAGTGTAGGTGGAACTGGTGGAGCGGGAATAAATGTGGCTCCTGTTTTTGGATCAGCCCCTCAACCTTTTTACATAGCTAATCAATCAGGATCAGCAGGTAATACTGCGTGTGGTCAATTTGCTGGAGGATCTGGTGGTTCAGTATATTCTGGCTCACCTGCTGCAGGAGGTATAGGTGGTGGAGCAAATGGAGCAGTAAATTCTGAAGGAAATGGTAAAAGTGGAACAACAAATAGTGGTGGAGGTGGAGCAGGAACTCAATCACTACCAAGCACTAGTGGTGCAGGAGGATCAGGAATTGTGTTAATAAGATATAAATTTCAAAATTAATATGTATTTACTGAACTTAAAAATTAATATATAAGGAGAAACATTATGGCACATTTTGCAAAACTAGGAGCAAACGGAAAAGTTATCCAGGTATTAACTATGGATAACGATAAGATGTTAAACGCTGATGGTGTTGAAGATGAAACAGTAGGTCAACAGTGGTTAGAAAGACACAATAATTGGCCTGCACAGATGTGGATTCAAACATCTTACAATACATCTGGTAACAAACATAATTCAGGTGACGATTCAAAAGCATTTAGAGGAAACTATGCAGGTATAGGTTATACTTGGGACGAAGATGATCAAATCTTCTGGCCTAAAAAACCACACGCATCTTGGGTAAAAAACACAACCACAGCTGGTTGGAAATCACCGATCGGTGATGCTCCTGCATTGACTGCAGAGCAAACTTCACAAAATGAAGCTGGAACTCATAGGTGGAGTTATAGTTGGAATGAAGAAGGCCAATCCTGGGACTTGACAGATTCAATGGCATAAATTAAAAAGGTATGTGGTATGCAGAAGAAAGTATTATCTGAAATAGCTTTATATTATGGTGATGTGGCAATGCCTAAAGATTGGGACATTGACCGAGATAAACTTCAAAAAGATATATTAAATTCAAATATTACAAACTCACCTTTTCCATTCTCACGAACTTGGGATATGTTGAATACATATATGCGAGATCATATAAATCTAGAGTATGGATTTACTTTAGTTAACAAAGAAATGTGGGGTAATATGTATAAGCCTCAAGAAACTACAATTCCATTACTTAATATAGATCCAGTAGATCTACGAAACTCACCAGATTATACATTACTTTATGGTGTAAAAGTCAAAGACTGTATGGTCAGAATACATTATGAAGATAACAGACGTAAAGGTAGATCTTGGGATATACCATTAAAAAATAATATGTTTATTATGTTTCCATCAACTTGTATGTATTACCTAACCAATAATCAAAAGGATAGTTTAAATTTTGTACAAACTATAACGTATGAATATATCTAATTACTATTGGTATTTTAGTGGTGTGCTTACACCTAGATTCTGTGATGATGTTATAGAATATGCACTACAGCAAAAAGAGGTATTAGCTAGAACTGGTGGTTATGACAAAGAAGAATTATCAAAAGAAGACGTTAAAAATATACAGAAAAAAAGAAAGTCTGATCTGGTATGGCTTAATGATACCTGGATATACAAAGAACTACATCCGTATGTGCATGAGGCAAATAGGAGTGCGGGTTGGAATTTTGAGTGGGACAGAAGTGAGTCTTGTCAGTTTACAAAATATAAATTAAATCAATATTACGATTGGCATTGTGATAGTTGGGATAAACCTTATGATAAGCCAGATACACCAGATCACGGTAAGATTAGAAAACTATCGATGACCTGTCAGTTGACAGATGGATCAGAATATAAGGGTGGTGAGTTAGAATTTGATTTTAGAAACTATGATCCACATATGAGAGACGAATCAAAACATAGAATACAATGTAAAGAGATATTACCAAAAGGATCTATTATTGTATTTCCTAGTTTTGTGTGGCATAGAGTTAAACCAGTAACATCAGGCACAAGATATAGTCTTGTGGTATGGCA